TTGGTCAGCACTGTTAGCAAAGAATGCCACTGCCTTTCCAGCATTAGCCGCACCTTTTAACCTATCAATGGTGTGCTTTATCATTGACTTCTCCTCTTCTGACTGTGGACGTTTTGGAAACATCATTGCAAATGAAGGAAAGATACTATTTTGTATGTTAGATTTTGCGAAGTAGCTCAACTCTCCACTAAGGAAAGCAAAATTAAGAGCACTGGTGTACTGTGGTAGTGGATACCACTCTTGACCTAGTGTCATGATTTCATACACATACAACTGCTCTAGGTCTGAGTTAGTAGGATGGTATTTTTTGATACTTGTCACGTCAATTCTAGCGGACCAGTCATCACATAAAAAGTAAGTGACTTTATCTCTAGCAATTCTTACCTTCTCAGGTGAAACATTGTAAATTTTATAAAGTTCTCTCTTAGCATTGTAGCACAACTTGAAGTAAACTCTATGGTGTACAGTTAACTGCTGAGCAATTGCTCTTTCTACTTTGCCAAGTTTTATTTTTTTCTCAAATGTATACAGCTTTAGCTTATCCTCATTGGTCATTCCTTCACTCTTAAGAGTATAACCACCACCTACTGCTGAATTGGTCTTAAAGTCCACTATTGCACCATGTAGAGGTGATGTGTAGTAGAGCTGGTTTAATAGCTCAGGGAACATGTTATCTTGACCAAATGGAATGTATCCAGCTATCTGATATCTACCATTCACATAAGGTAGGGACAAGTTAGCATCACCTACTCTACCGAATGGTGTAGAGAATGACTGATAGCCTTCTACTACTTCTGTTGTTGTCTGAGGCTTAGCGCCTATAAATCTACTATACCAAGCCATTAGTCATAAATTGAGTTAATAATTGCACCAGCCACTACAAGCCTACCCTCTTCTATCATGTTCAATCCAGTCGGGTCAAGTGTAGGAGCTGAGCTCTCATAGACCTTATATCTGTACTGACCTTTAATGAAGTCAATGTCAGCTGGCTCAATGATAGTAAATAGGTTAAATCTTGAAGGCCACAATGAAGTATCTGTACCTTCCCAATAAATAGGGCTAGATGTTGTGTTAAATTCATCCTCGAACTCAAATAAATAGTAAGCATTTGATAAGGTTGTGACCTCAGTTAAGGTCAGCACAAAGCTATTGGTTGAGTCTTTCTCAAGATAAATCATACCTATATTGTATGATGCGAAAATTTTAATTAAAAAAAAGCCTTACATTTCTGCAAGGCCTCTTTATCTATGGAGAAAAGAATAGATTATGGTGCTGGTGTAATTAAAGTAGTCACTACTGACTCTTCAATTTGGAAAGCCAAAAATTCATTCTCAGCTAAAAGAGTGATAGAGTACTTACTACCATCAGCTCTAGCTGTTCCTGAGCCTTCACCAGTAGCAGTCAACTGCAAGTAAGGGAAAAACCAGTACAAGCCATTTGCATCTTGAACAATACCACTTAAGTACTGCTGACCTGATCCAAGTACTTTGATAGCACTAGACTTCACTGACTCACGTCTGTGAAACATTAGGTTAATAGTCTGAGTTACAAATGAAGACCCATTGATGATGTCAATGTTGGACTCCTCTGTGTAGCTTGAAGTATTGCGTCTGAATTCAAACTCAATAAATGGATCAGCTCCACCTACTAAGTCTAATGTGTCAATCAAGTAGTCATCAGCTGGATCAACTGACAATGTAGTCATGTCAACATTATCTTGTTGATTCACATAAAATTTATAAATACCACCAGTGTTGTTGTCACAACTCTTAAGGATGGTCTGAAGTGCATCACATGCCATTTTGTTTATATTTTAAAGTTGAAAAAATAGGGAGGCATTGCTACCTCCCTTTTATGTCTTAGATGTAGAATGGATTGTACAACACTATCTCAGATGGGTTAGTGTAGTGAAAACCTACCTTCATGTTAGCTCTTGTTCTCAACACTGGCTCAGCAACTGAGTCAGATAAGTTGATTGCTTTTAAAGCCTTAGAATCACCTTCAGCATCAAACGCATAGATCAAGTTGTTTTTCAAAGTCAATAAGATAGTGTTGTCAGGCATACCCTCACAAGCTACTACATTGATTCCTAAGAAAGTCAATCCTAATGGTAAAGTAACGAATGTTTGAGTGTTACCTTGTGCCGCTTTCAATTCGTATGCATTAGCTACATTTGTAGATACATAAAATCTTAAGTCAGCTTTTCTACGTACAATTGAATTAGGAGCCGCATTCAATACAGATTCCATAACTGTCAATACATTTGAAGTAGTAACTGCACCAGCATACAAGCCAGTGATAGCCGCATCATAGAACATTGGAAATAAGTATCCAGTGCACAAAGACAATAACTCATCCTCAGATGCTGTGTTACCTTGCCATCTTAATAACTCAATGTCTTGACCAATAACCATAGCCATCTCATTCCAGTAGTAAGACATGAATGAAGGTACAGTAAAGTCACCATTTGATCCTTTAGTCATTTGTAATGCTAAGAATGATTGCTCTAAGTCAAATTGACAAAGCTCAGCCATTGCTGATAAAGAACATACGTCAATGTCAATAGCATCAAGTACATCTGTACTAGGAGAGAAAGCACAGTTATATGCTTGCAATACTTGACCAAAAACTACATTAGCTAATTTGGTTTTTGACTTTACACCAGGCAAAGTTCTAAAGTTGTTAGGAATGTCAGGACTAGACAAATATGCCTTTGAATAGAACTCCTCTGGATTCGCAGCTAAAAGTGCGTTTGTTTCGATATCTAAATCGAATTTAAGGTTACGTGTCATTTTATTTTGATTTTGAAAATTTTACAAATTCTTTGAACTTTTCATGCGAGCTCATCGCCACTGGTGCTACTTCTTCTTCTTCAGTCTCTAAAGCTATAGATTCCTCAATTTGATTTTTCAATCCAGCTATCATAGCAATAACTGAATTCATGTGCTCCTCTAATAAAGGACGTACAATAGCAATAATAGCCTCAGCATCTAATGCTGGGTCAACAGCCATAGCCACTGCTGTGTCTGCCTCTGCATCCTCTTCTTCAGCTACTGGTGTTTCAGCCGCTACAGCTTCTTCTTCTTCAGCTACTGGGTCAGCAGTCATTTCGGTTGGTACATCTTTAATCTCAATAACCTCTCCGTCTTTTACAACATAGATCTTATCCTCAATTAGATGCTCTCCATCAGGTAATTTCATAGTATTTAATTTAATTTGTTCCGATAATTTCATCCCTAAGAAGCCTTCAATAGAATAGCCTACCTGACCTGACTCAACAAGCTCATCATAGTAAGCTCTATCTGTCACTTGACTTGTTAGCATTAATGTTCCCTTAGGAGCTTCAATGCCATAAGTAGTGAATGCCTTGTCAGTAGTTGGGTTGTCTACTATCCAAGCCTCTAAAATGTAAGCTGGGACTTTCTTAGTAGTGTCATGCTCAAGATTAAAGATGTCTTTGTTCTGTAAATTCTGCATGAACTTAGAATGGATCTGCTCAATAACCTCAGCTGAGAATTGAACGTCATACTCTTCACCATCCTCGTCTTTTCTGTAGATGTTCATAGGAATCATTGCTGGTGCAACAACTCTCATTTTTACATCATCTTTGAACGTCATAGCTACATGAGAATTGAATGCCATACCTTTAACCTTAATAGCAGGCTTTGAAGTAAATGCAATCATTTCTATGCCTAGGTTTTCACCATCAGCATATTCATCCTCAATTGTTATCTTATAGACTGGTCTATCCATGCCTATATTGTAAAAAGTATTATATTTGTTAAAAATTAAAATCTATGGTGAATATATTAGGCATTGAAGTACCTAACCAACTGAACGAGTTAACGGTACAGCAATTTGAAACAATTACAACAATCCATGCTGACACTGAGCTGGATGCTATTGACAAGTACTTGCAAGTGTTTGAATTCTTAGGAGTTCCTACAATCAAATGGGACGATGTTGAGATTGAAGAGTTCAAAGAGATAGTAAAATCTTTCAATGACTTGTCAGGAAAACCTGAGCTAGTGAGCACACTTGAGATTGATGGTTATACCTATGTAGCATTTGAGGATAAGTTCAAGCTATCTGTAAAAGACACTAAGTCAATTGAGAAAATAATGAACTCCAAGCATAAAGGCTATCTGTCTGAGTTGTTAGCTGTGTTATTCAAGCGTACTGATTTGACCAAAGTAGAGCACTACACAGATGCTCACATTAAACTGAAAGCAAAGTTGATTAGAGAATTGAAAGCTGAGTTAGCAGTCCCTTACCTAGTAGAGATTGGTCAAAAGTTATCTAAACACATACCTAAGGATGCACCTACCGAAATCGTGGAGTGAGATTGATGTTCTACAGTTCAAAGAGATTAGAGAGCTGTACACAATCACTGAGGTCTTTAATAGAGAGATAGAGATACTTGCCATACTAGCTGATGTCAGTTCTGAAGAGCTTGAAGACCTTGATATTGAAGAGGTGACTGCTATGATTAGTCAAATAAAGTTCGTTAACTCTGAGCCATCTAAGCAATACAAGCATCAAATTGATGACTACCACATCAAGCCATTAGATAAGTTGACAATTGGTGAGTACATTGACCTTGAGTTTTACTTCTCAAAAGACTACAACCAACACATTGGTCACATTGCATCTATCTTTTATAGGCAAAAGACTACCAATCAATGGGGTGTAACAGTCTTTGAGCCTTATGACTTCTCACCTAGACAAAGATTTGAGCTCTTTGATGAGTATCCAATCAGTCATATCTATGGAATTATACCTGAGTTTATATCTTTTAGAGAGAATTTTATGAACACATACGGTAATCTATTTCATGATGATAGTGAAAGTGATGACGAAGAGGATAAACCTACTACCTCTCAAGAGTCTAAGGACTTACAGCTCAAGAAAAGTGAAATGAAATGGGGATGGGAGAGACTAATCTACTCCCTATGCAATGAAGACTTGACAAAATTTGAGGATGTCACAAACCTACCACTTATCATGACCTTCAATATGTTAGCTATGAAAAAAGAATTGAGTCTTTAAAAATCTAGTGTGTCAAAGAACTCACCAAACAAAGGCTCAAAGTCATAAATAACAACTACCTTTTGACGAAGCAATCCACCCAGTTCTAAGATAGGGAATTTCTTAGCTAAATTAGCCACATATTGACCGTACATTTCATTGATAAGTCCCTCTTGCTCAAGTCTTTTATTGAATTTACGCACTAAGTCATACGGAGCTATCCATGTCGTACCATTGTTTAGGAATCCAAAGTAGTAAGCGGCTATAATTTGAATGCGAAGGTTGCCCTCAGTACTCACTTTGGCATTGATACGCACTGACTCATAGAGTGTTCTAGTCTCAATAAGACCTTCATCTAAGATTAGTTTCTTAAGCACATTAGCAACCTTCCGTCTTGTAGGATAAAGGATGTTGAATTCTCCAGTGTTTTTATATGCCATTAGATATAAAATGTTTTGGTTTCAAAATTATAATAAACATCCTTTTCATCAGGATTTTCAAGTGTGCAAATTTGCTCAATTGCAGTTTGACCTTCCAAAACATTATTGTCAAATTTAGCGAATAAAACCAAACCAGAAACTGAATCTACTATTGTGTACATAATTTTAAAAATTAGAAATTTCAACGGATTCAACTCTTACACTATCAGAAACACTATTACATTGAACGGTAAAAATTAAATATAAAGGACTTCCTGTTGGAATAGCAGAATTAAGTCTTGCTAATGTTTGATTCACGTCATCACTTGGACTATTAACGGTTCCATTCATTCCGATAATATTACCACTTATTATATCAAATCCATTCCTTGCTATTCGTGTATAGTTAGATGCTGTGTTAAAGCTGCCAATAGTTCCTAATAATACTGCTGTTCCTCCAATGTTATTATTTACGCCACTAAGATAAACACGAGTAGTAAATTGTAAATTTGTTCCAGAAGTTCTAAATGTACTTGCTCTAAATTTCAATGTATTAGGTACAGAAGGCAAAGCAATAGATTTACTAATTGTCTGAGTTGTTCCAATTGATGAGGCTCCATTTGTTTGGTCTAAAATATTACTACCACCTGTACTAGTACTACCATCAGCCATTAAGAATTGAGTAGATGTTCCACCAGTCTTTACCAATGTAGTAGCTTCAAGAGTACCAATTATTGTAGCAGCATTACCACTACCTGATGTCTTATTGACTTTAAGTCCTTCATTACTGCCACCTTTAGTGATAAGCAAACCTATTCCACTACCGCTTGTGTGATTAGCTGTAAGAGTGTCTGTACTACCATTGTGAGAGAATGTACCTTTACCAGCATCTAGGTGAAACGTGCCTAAGTCAACATTAGCAGTTGCTCCAGTGTAAGGTACAAATGCACCACCACTAGCCGCATCAATTATTTCTTGACCAGTGATAGACTTAGTGATGTATCCTGAGCCACTTACCTCACTTATCTCTAGTAAGTCTGTAGCATCAAGGTTAGCTCCCTTAGGAGGCATTTGTGATATTTTTTGTCTACGATATGCCATAACTATATTGTCTTAAGAAGGTAAATTAGTTATAAGAGGTACTTGACAATCTGTCCAATTGCTGATGTCAACATCTAAGCTCATGACCCATCCAGCCGCATAGTCAAGTAGTTGGTTGTTAAGTGGAGTGATAGATGGTGAGCCTACGATGTCAAAGCTGTAGTCATCACTAAAATTAAAATAGTTGATTAAATCCACTAGAATCTGATGACAGTCTGATAGAATCACTGTGATGTTAGCTCTATCCTTCTGGATGATATCTAAGCAATACACCTCTAAGCTGATAGTGTTTACATCCATTGTAGTAGATGCCACTATTGGAGTAATAAATATCAATGGATACCTCTCATCTTTTGTGGCAAAGTTAGGAAGTTGCTCATTGAAGTCACTACCTACTTTCTTAACTTGTAGATGGTCATTGTAGAATGCTTCAATGTGATTGATTAGTGCCTGATAGCTTGTCATAATTCTGCGTTTTGTTGGATTCTGTTAACTCTTTTCTGTACATTCGTCATTTCAGTCTCACTCACTACAGCTGTGACTGTGATATTCTGTCCTTGTCCTTGTTGTTGACCCTCACCACCTACATTGTTAGCGTTGTTATTGCTACCGAATAAATTAGGAGTAGCCATCTGACCAGTGCTAGATGCTAGATTCCCCCCACCTCCACCATCACTTGGACTTGGAGCACTACCACCACCTTGGAAAGTTGTTGATGATATTGTCGCTATAGATGCAACTGTTGCCGCTATAGATCCAGCTATTCTTATCGCTGATGCTACACCTAATGTGAAGTCAGGAACTGATAAGATAGCTAAGATAGCTTGAGCTCCATTCATTACAGCCATTGCTAGTTGCATTTTCTTTTGTTGCTCAAATTGTTGCTTGAGGATTTTCTCCTCTTCTTTACTGCCCTTCTTAACATTCTTTAACTTCATGGTAGTGTTAACTGACTGCATTGAAGAGATTGCATTAAGGGCATCTTTAGTAGTGTCAAATCCAGCATTGATGTTAGCTAATGTCTTAGCTTGAGCTTTGTCTTCTATCTCTTCAATCTTTTTAGCTGTAGCTTCTTTTGCTGTGATTTCAGCTTGTCTGAACTTCTCTCTGATAGCTTCTTTCTCAGTCTCAGATAGATTCAAGTTGTTAAGCTCAGCTAACTTCTGTGCATCTAGTACAGCCAATTGTTGAGCTAAGAATTCATTATTAAGTCTTATCTCCTCATCTTTGTTACCCTTGAATCTTTCAAGTTCAAAAGCCGCTAATGAGAGGGCAGTCTCAACTCTTAATTTTTCAGCATCAATTATTTTCTTTGTATTCTCAAAAATCAAATCAGTCTTAGATTTCTCAACTGCTCCTAAGTCAACTGCTAACTGGTCATTGATGTTCTTAATTTCAATAGCTGTTAACTCTTCATTCTGTAATTTTACCTTAGCCTCAGCCTCAAGTAGTTTTATTTTAGCCTCAAATTTAGCCTCATCTGTACTAGCTGTTAATAAGTCATTCTGTGCCTTAGCAAGATTCTCCTTATTGGTTGCATCAATTACCTTCTTATTGAAGTCCTCTTGTAGCTTCTCTTGTTGCTTAAGTGTCTCAGACCTAATGATTGTTAACTGGTCTTGAGTAAGTTTAAATGCCTTAGCATTTTTAGCCATGTAGTCAACTTCTACCTGGAGTGCTTTGACCTCAGCATCTACTCTCGCTTGAGTACCTTCTTCTGTAGCTAAGATTAACACCTTGTTAGAGTCTCTAGTAGCTTTTAATTTCTGCTCAAGTGACTTAACATAGCTTTCATAGTTAGCTTTTTGTCTATCAGAATTTTCCTTGCGTTCCTTTTCAGCTGCTTTCTTAGTCTCATCTGCTACTCTAGTATCTATCTTAGTAGCCTCTGCTGCATAAAATGCCTTAGTATTAACTTTAGCTTCTTCAAATCCTTTGGTAGACTGACCTAATAACTTAGCGTTTCTAATCAGGATGTTGAGCTCTTTAATCTCTTTCTCCTGGTCAAGTTTTAATTGTGCTTTTGCTCTATCATTCTCATCTGTCATCAATCGCATTCTTGACTTGATAAGTAAGTCATTCTGTCTCTGATTGATTTCTATGATAGCCTTAGCTCTAGCTCTCTCGTTCTCCTCTATTGCTTGATTGTTCTTCTTATACTCATCCTTGAGCTTCTCTCTATCCTTAATTTGCTCCTCTGTAAGCTCCCCCCCAGCATCCTCAATAGCTTGTAGTGAGTCAAGCTGTGCATTGAGTGATGCTTTGTTATTTTCTAACCTTTGATTTTCAATGTCAAATGATGACTTAGATGTGTCAATCTGTACACCAGTCAACTCCTCCATCATTGCTATCTCTTCTCTGCTCATTGTAGCAGTCATCTCAGCTATTTTCTTGCGATTCTCAAGAGATTCATTCATTGCCTCTCTCTTAGCTTCTTCAGTCTTTTTAACTACTTCAGCATTTTCTTCGGCTGCAAAACTTGTGAATCCTAGTGCATCAGTGATCATCTTGAATCCATCAATGATCATGTTGATAGGAGCCATTATAGCCTTAAGCACAGCATCAAGTACACCAAAGTACTTGAGCACCATGACAATGGCCGCTACTATAGCAATGATGACAGCTACAAGTAAAAATATAGGATTGGCTAGGATTTGAATTCCTAACTTGACAAATGCACTACCCATAGTTTTGATGACACCAGTGAAGGCTTTGAATCCAGCCGCTATCTCTTTGGGATTGACGTTACCTAATGCACTAGCAAAGACTTGAGCTTTCTGTTGAGCCTCTTCAAAATCTAATGACATCAATGAGTCTTTTATGCCACCTAATGAATTACTCACTTGCTCAAACTTAGAGCCAGTTGCAAAGTTATTCACAGCATCATTAGCATCTGATAACTTGTCCTTCAGCTCACCAGCTCTCTGTGATAACTTGGCAATTGACTCAGGATCTGTTGCGTCTGCAATAGCACCTTTTAACTCTCTTAACTCTGCTTTAATAGCTCCTATGCCAGTTATCTTTAATGGTATCTCTACTTCATTCATATCAGTATGTTCTTATTTCTATGGTTGTGTTTAAAAGCAAGCCATCAGTGCTTATGTTGGCTGGGTCAGATGATAGTAAAAGTAGATCATCAATTGTATTCCATCCTAAGTTATAGAAGTTACCATTGTTCTGACCTACTATTACGTATGTTTTATCTTGATCAGGAAATGCTCCCACCAAAGTACCAGCATAATTACCAACTGCAAAACGTGTCCACACTATATCTCCTATCGTATTCTCTAGTACTGTGACTGTTGGGTCTGCTGTGCCAGTCTGAGTAACTGTAGCTATGTACTTCTTGTAAGGGACTACCACATCGCCATTGATTGTGCCAGTCACAGTTAGGTTGCTGACCACCATACCATCCTCACTCAATGTCTGACCATCACCTACTATCACTCCCTTAGTGCCAGCTGTGACTACGTTACCCTTGCCAAATACTAAAGCATTAGCACCTGGTAGTATCACGTTGTTATTGAAGGTAGCTTTAGTCAACAAGCTATCTACTCCGACACCTATCATCACATCGCCAAATGGTCGTCCTCTGCCTATCTTAAATGGTGCTAGGTCTATCTCTGTGTCAATGCTGATTAGCTCTACCTTAGTGAGCTGTCTTTGGTTGCCATTGTAATCTTGTATCTTGTTGATGTTCCACCAAGAGTTGTCTATGTAAATCTTATCATTGAGCTTAAGTGACTGTATGTCTACCTCTCTTAAGTCAAAGTAAGCTATTAGCATTTTGCCAACATTGATTTGATTAACTGTACGTCTCCAATATAGGTTATAAAGGTTGTTAGATGTCAATGACAATGGCTCGTAAAAATAGAAGTCATTTGTCCCAAAGTTGATGTCAAAGCTAGGAGTCAATGCATTGTCAAAGTGACCTAGCATTGGATAGCTTGTCAATCCAAATTCTCCAGTTGTGCCAAAGTCCAAGATGTCATAAGGTTGACATGACTGCACCCCCCCATCATACAAGATGCGGATGTTAGTGTTAGGAGCTTGACCAATAATACCCGGCACATAAGCACCAAATGAAGTAAGTGTAACTGGTGTAGGTGAGAATATCAACTCTTGTGTAGCAACATCCTTAACATACTCATTATCAAATGTGTACTCTATCTGACCGTATATCTCTGCTGTCGCTTGTGTATACATTGTATTGAAGTCATCCTCATCAGGTGCATAAGTCAGCTTGAGCTTCTTATTGCTTAAGTCAGGAAGGAATATCAATTGCTGATCCTTATCCTTAGCTAGCTTTCTGCTCCAGTCTTTCTCAGCTCCTGAGTCATAGTACTCATCACGATGTCTTAAGATTAGGTTGTTTTGGTTGTTGATGTCTTGCTCAACATACAAGTTGTACATTTGCAATATAGACTTAACAAAGTCAGATTGCTTAATTTCAACTGGTACATATTGATTGATGTTAAGTATCGTTCCAGTGACTTGAATGTTAGCACTAGGTAAGATTGTCAAGTTGATTGATGTCAAGTCTAGGATAACGTTGACATCTACTGGAGTAGCGTATGGTGCTGTTGAATTTCTCCACAGACCGTTAATTGGATATGGTGGTTGGTATTGACTAACTTGTGTTGTAGGATAAGTTTTAACCTCAACACCTATGTCAAGAATTTGAATATCTCCAGCGTCAATCCCACTATTAACACCTCCACCATTCCCAGTGACTGGCATAAGAAATGTATCTGAGAATGTCACTACAGAAGTTATGCCAGTTGGTAGCACATTGCTAGGAGTACCAGTCATAAATCCACTAGACCCATACACTATAGCATTGCCACTGCCAGCTACTCTTACTCTTGCGAATACTCTATATCTATTAAAGGCTAATGATGGAGTGAAATTTTCAGTCTCTAAAAGGACAGCAGTTCCACCACTTGTATTATCTAATGTTATTGAGCCACTAATGTTTAAATTGTAAATGTAGTGCTCACCAGCTGTAGAGTTAGTACTCAATGGTGTATCATACTCACCTACTGTAGGGTCATAGATATTTTGATTGTCAATTATCTCAGTCCACCCTGAGTCAATAGCTTCTTGAAATGTGTTATTTTGTCCAGTAGGTTGTACATAGCTAGTAGTCCATGTGTTGGTAGCCTCTACTAAGAAGTCATTGAAATCTTGGTTGTTAACATCACCATTGTAAGGAATCAACAACTTATCAAAGTGAGCTGATGCTATGTCATTCCAAGTGTATGTAAATCCAGCTACAGCGAATATACGGTCAAAATAAGTCTTAGCATAGATGGCTGGCTTGAAGTCATTAGCATTGAAATCATTGCTCTGAATGTATGGCATGACGTACTTATAGCCATCTGTTACAGTGTGAGAGAATGATGCTACTATATCTGTAGAGCTGAATACATGGTCTAAGTCTGAGAAGTCTAAGTCAGTTAATTTAGCATTTGTGATGGCTGTGAAAAACTCTGCTCTACTATCCTTGATAAGTACTGTGTAGCTTACTTCGTCCTCATACCTAGTGCTAGTCTGTACCTTGTTGACTGAGACTAACTGTAGTAGTGCTTCGTCTAAGATAGGCACACCATTCTGTATCACTTGACACTTAGTCAGTGTGTTTATGTTGAATGTGCCAGCTTGTATGTTCACATCGTAATAGTGTCCTAGTAGGTCATTATTGTTCTTAGTGCCAGCTAGAGTGACAGTCTTTGAAAATGTCCCCTTGCGTGAGGATAAGTCTCTAATGTCACCAATACTGAATGTGATAGGTAGTGCCAATGTCTCAGCAACATCTAGCACTCCATTTGAAAGTACTATCTTAACCATTGATTGTATCGTTGTTGCCTATCCTTACTTGAACAGATTGCTTGATTAGATTCTTATTGCGTTGCTTGAATACCTCAAATGTGTTATTAGTCACGTTGCAACTCACATACTCAGTACTCTCAGGTACGTGAATGACGCAGCCATTCTCATCGAATAGTACAGCACCATCTTCTGTGATGTGATAGAGCACGTTCTTAATGTATGTCTGTGGTGATGTTAGCAACTGCTGGAAGTATTCTCCCTCAGATTCGGTCATAAAATTGGTAGACAAGTCATAGAGCTTAGTGACCTCAGTGTTAATATTCACTGTGCCTTGTTCATAACTTTTATATCCCCATTCTCCACCTATCACTGCACCTGGTACATCTTGGTTGTATGTCTCTCTAGTGATGTTGCCTTTCTCGTATGCCTTAAGCTGAAATGCAAAGCTACTCCATGAGCCCAATCTATCCAAGAACACAATGTGACTCTCAGAGATAAGCATACGTCTGTCTATATTGACCTTGTACTTAATTGACTTTTGAGTCTGTGGAGAACCATCAACATACCAAAATTCATAGCTACTAGTATCATTTTTTAACAATGGAGCTGTGCCACTTACTACAGTGAGTGAGCCATAATTATTAGGACCAACTGCCACACCTTTGATTGTCTGACTACCAGCAACTACCTTAGAGAATATATCTCCATTGTCATTCTCAAAGTATACCTTGCCACCTGGTGCAACTCCAAAGCCTCTCATGTTTAACCATAAATCTTGACCAGGTGTTGAGCTAAATTCTTGAGGCTGGTCTGTTAGCCATTCCTTAGTGATGCCATCAAGCTCATAATCGGTCTCATCCCAGTAAGGAAACTCTAACCATGAGTATACACCATTGAAGACAAATTTGTCAAGTCTTGACTCTATGTCTAAGTCTATAGTCTTTCTCTTATCAGCATACTCAACAACACCATTGATAGTAGCATCTGTCACTCCTGACCATAGTGCGTTAATTGTGAAGTCAGTTGTGCTAGTGATAGCAATAACTGTATGCAACCCCTCAACACCAGGATTTGCAGCTGCTCCACCTACACCTTGAACTATATTAATCTGATCACCTACAACAAATGGATGCGTTGCTGTGATGCGTACGTTGCCAGCATTGTCAGTCAGTGATGCTGTGTAGCTCAAGTCAAAAATGTACTCCTCGCCAAATTTAACATCATAGCCAAAGTAACTATTCTCAGCATCATAGAAGGTAGTGATTGAAGGATTGAAGTCAAAGCTCACTGAGTTGCTTAGTAGCTTGCTCAGGTCTTGCTCACCATAGCCAGTGCCATAAGTAGGCAGTGCCTTGTAATATCCTATTCTCAGATTAGTCACTGAGTCAAACACCTCAAAGATGTATCTGAAACCTGACTTGTTCTTGTTAGTAGAGTCAATGATAAACTTGCACTCGTTATAAGCTGGAGTGAAGTCCTGAGGCTGTGCTATGATTGTTGTTGCCATACCTATATTGTTTTTTATTAGAATTCAATTAGAAGGATAGATAGCTGTCATCTGTGAAGTACTCCTTCTTGATGTGAGTGGCCGCATACCTAATGGCATCCATAGCATCGTCCCACAACTTGACTGGCTCATCTGTGATTTGGTCACCTATTTTTTTCCACTTATAGTTCTCGTACTCCTTCTTGATTGCTGGATGGTCTTCACAAAATATTCCAAATGTCTTGATGTTATCTATCCCTTGCTTGACTACCTTGTTAGCATTCTCAATGTAATAGCCAGCTCTATCAATTTCAGCTATGGTCTCAGGTCGAGAGTAGTCAGCTAGGATGTTGATGCTCTTCTCTATGCCTAGTTGGTCCATGCGAGCTATCAAGTCAGTAGTGGTCAAGTAGCTTTCATAGATGACTGGCTCAATGTAGATGTCTTTATCTCTCCAGTAGACTCTGACCAATGCTGTAGGGTGATTGTATCCAAAGTCTAAGCCATACACATAGGACGTGAACTTGGCTGGTCTATGCTTGACAAATGACCAATTGCTGTAGATGTTGCTCTTGCTGATAGCTTTCTCCCCTAGTGCATAAATCTGATATTGTGCCTCATCAGTACGCTTCAAGTCTTCAATTTGTCTCTTGATGCTCTCAGGTAGGAATGGATTGTCCTTGTAAGTTGACTTTATTAAGATGCTCTCTTCAGCTGGTAACTCATACAGCCACGAGTTGCTCTCAGATGGATTGTAGTCAAAGATTAGCTTTCCTTCTGTCCTCATATTGAGTTGAGTAAAGTCATCGTAATACAGCTCATTGGCTTCATTACACCATGCAAGGTCACGCTTCCTACCTCTTATCTTTTGTTCGTCATCAACTGAAAAAAACTCAACTATAGATCCATTGCCAAAGGTGTAGATGTGCTCTGACTTGTTATGTCTAGCCACGTCATAAATCTCAAGTGTCTTCATTATCTCTAAGAAGTCTCTCATGACAGTAGCTCTCAATGCTGGGAACGTCTTACGAATGATACTGACCACCTTGTTAGGATTCTGTAGGCAGTAGACAATTATCAGCTGACATAGTGAGTAGGTCTTGCTTGACCTTGAGCCACCCTCATTGATAATGAATCTATGACTTGAGTCATTTAGTGCCTGGTGATTCTTTTGAAAGATTACAGTTGAATTTAGCTCCATAGACAAATGATACCACTTAGTAGTAGTACTTGTATTTATATATTGTATTACTATTTAGTAGTAATAATATTAACCTTTATCTCAGAGATAGCTTCACCTTTTGTGGTAGTGTCAACTCGCTCAGTCAGGTTGTTTAGTCTCTGAGTTATGGATGGATTGTATTGTCCAACCATGCCACCTTCAATCTGATCATGTCGGATGGCTTCCTCTATGCGTGTACAGATTGTCACATATTCAATATATCTCTCATCCACATTAGCAAAATATTGATGTACTGTACATCCATTATCTGCTGCATAACTTCTGAAACCTACTTGAGTCAATGGTCTCTCTAATGGGATAGCAGTTGCCTCGCCAGTCTTATTAGAGAGTGAGTATTGATATCTAGGATTAGCTTTGCACCAATCTCTGTAAGATACAAATAAGTCCCACATTGCCTCAGG